GAGTTAAAAATTAAGACACCAGCAGATACTGGACGATTAAGAAATTCTATAAAAATCAAGTCAAATAAAAATGGTTTAGTAATTACAATGGCCAATTATGGTAAATTTGTCGAATTTGGCACACTTCCACATATTATTAAGCCAAAAAACAAAAAGGCATTAAGCTGGAAAGGAGCAAAACATCCAATGAAAATGATAAAACACCCCGGAAATAGACCAAACCCTTTTATTAGAACAACATTGAGGCAAAAATTGCCAAACATAATATCTAAACATTTGAGGGCAAACTTATGAGCTTTTTAGATTTTTTCAAGATAAAGCAAGAGTTGTGCCAATTTTTAAGAAATCAAGACATAATCTCCATTGGAAATAGAGGGGTTACAACAACAACTGCAACCGGAACATTCGCAGGAGAAACAAGCTTATTGATAAGTAGAACAAATATTAAGAACATTAGAAGCGTCGTTGTTGCAACAACAACTTTAACGTATGGGAGCGACTACACGATAGATTTTTATTTTAGTGATAGTTCTGTTATAAAAACAAAAATAACCTTCCTAGTGGCTCAGACGGGCGCATACACAATAACATACGACTACGGAACAGATAAAATATGGCCAGATTTTCCAAGGGACGATTTATCCATAGATTCTTACCCAAGGATTGCAATAGATGTCCAAAGTGTCAATTCTGATGCGTTTGGGATAGGTGGAGAGGACTTTATATCAGAGTTATTTTTTACAATAGTTGTTTATGGCCAATCTGTTGAAACATTAAACGAGTATATTTCGACAATTAGACAAAAATTCATGGAAAATGCATCGGAATTTTATTATTTAAGATTTATTAAGCCAGTAGGAATGGGCCCACTAATTCAAGACGAAGATAAACGACAGGAGATAATGAGTCAAAATATAGATTTTCAATCTATGTTTAACACAGAACAAGTATAATGGACAAAAAAATGAACAAAATAGAGAAAAAAAGATATTGGACAGATGTAGCCAAAGGTTTAATCAAACTCAAGAAGAAATCTTCTTCTAAAAAATTAAATAAGGAAGGAGGAAAAGAAAATCGCAAATAATTATATATCGGGAGCAGAATCAGTAGGGTTATTCGCATTCGAAGATCAAGACGGATGGGCAGCAGTAGCAGCAAGTCACACAGAAAGTGATGAAACATATATGCCGTTTGGACACGGAGTTGACATTTCAATAACAAGAAATAATAATGCAGAAAGGATATATGGAGTTGGAGCAAGAAACGCAACAGCAACAATAAATAAACAATATGGCGGGAAATATTCTATTAATGGAAGTTTATCAAATGCTTATTGGTTATTAGGAGTTTTAGGGGCAAATGCAGATGCTGGAACAACTGGAGCATACACACACACATATACGGAAGCAGATATTATCCCAAGTTTTACAACAAAAACAAGTTTTGAACTAGGGACAACAGATTTTTTAGCAGCTATAATTGGATGTAAAGTAGACACTTGTAAAATATCAGCAGCAGTTGATGAAGCAGTTAAGTTCAGTTTAGAAGGGACATACAGATACGAAAATTTAAGCACAACAAAAATATCTAACAATGCAGAAATAGAACCAATATTTACATTCGCACATGGATCAATTGAAATGCCAGATGGAACAGCAATCGCAGCAGTGCAAAGTATTGAATTAACAATAAGTAACTCAAGTGAGCAAGTTTACGGAATAGGGAGCAGATTCCCAACAAGTAATATCGCTAAAAAAAGAGAATACAATTTCAGTATGACAATAGCATTTAAAGATCAAACAACAATGTTGACATATTTTATGAATGGGACAAATTCAGCAAGTGCACCAAGTGCAGGAAGCGGAACAGAAATCGCAACGTTAGAATTAATATTCACAAATGACGATGGAGACATTTTGGACATTAATTTAACAGGAGTTAAAATTGATGAAGAAACATTGAACCAAAACGTAGGAGAAGTTGTTAAAGAAGATGTTACAGGTTGGGCCAGAGGATGCACAAATATCATCTACACGAATGATGTTCAAACCGCACCAGTATGTGCAACAAATATTTAAATTTTTTTTATTTTTATATTGAAAGAGAATGCAATTAAACCAAGGAGGAAAAAACATGGACAAAAAAATACCAGAAATAAACATGAAGGAAGATCTAGTTGTAGTACCAACTAAGCAAATACCGATAGTCATTAATGGAGAAGAGGCAATTATAACATTGCAACAACTACAAGCAGGGAAAAGAAGAGAATTAACAAGAAAATATCTTCAAACTAAGATAATAGGGCAACAAATGACAGGAAGTATGGATGCAGCAGGATTCCAATTAGGACTATTACGAGAAGTAATCATTAAAGCGCCTTTCGACATAACAGAAAAAATAATAAGTAGTTTCCCAGAAGAAGTTACAGATTATATTTACAATGAATATGCTGAATGGACTGGTGATGCAAAAAAAAAAGTCGATTAGTTAAACAATTTTTTCATGGTCAACATTTAGACAATATTGATCTAGAAGAAGATTATTTAGATTGGTTTTTTTTAAGTAACTTTGGTAAGGACCCAGGATATTGGAGGCTTCTTACAGACGACAAATTGAATGCTTTATTAACATTGCAACAAGAAAAAGAAAAACAATACTGGGACACATGGGTAAAAATATACAAGGAGATGAACAAAACAAGATAAAATGGCAGATTTTGAAATAGCAGTACCAATAAATGTAAGTGGAGGAAGCAGTGGTAGCTCTGGAGGAAAGGACTCTGGTGCGACTAAAGAGATTAAAAAGTTAAATTCTAACACATTGAAATTAAATAAAACAATGATATTAAATATTGATATTCTTGAAATGTTGTCTTCTATTGCTGGAGATTTATTTAAAGTAATACAGCCATTGTTTAAAATACTAAGCTTATTGTTATTAGTTATATTTTTGCCATTAATGCCATTAATGAATCTTTTGATCAAGGGTTTAGCAAAATTAGTAAAATTATTCACAGGTGGATATGGTAATATAGGAGAAATGATAGGAAAAGCCATACTTGGTATAATTTTGGGAGCGATTGCATTGGTTTTAATAGCGGTAGGCGGATCTGTAGTGGCAATAGTAGCATTACTTATCGGGACAATATCATTATTATGGGAACCAATATGGACAGGGATAACATGGTTAGGAGAACAAATAGCAAATTTAGCAATATGGATATGGGACTGGGTTGTTCAAGGATTTATGGCCCTAGGGGAGTTATCTGTTAAGTTATGGGAAGTTATAAAATCATTATTCAAAGGAACAATAAATGTTTTAACAACTGTATGGGAGTTTTTTAAGACATTATTCAAAGGAACAATAAATGCGGTTGGAGATGTTTGGGGATGGATTAAGTCATTGTTCAGAGGAACTATTGATGTTGTTGGTATGGTTTGGGGATTTATTAGATCATTATTTGGCGGCGGAAGTGGACCAGAAGGTAGAGCGAGCGGAGGGAATGTTTTAACTGGACAATCATACGTAGTTGGAGAAAATGGACCAGAAATGTTTTCGCCAAGCGGATCTGGAACAATAACACCAAACAATAAGATGGGTGGTGGAGTAACTGTAAATATTAACAATGCGTCAGTAAGAAATGATGGAGATATTAGATCACTAGCAAATGAAGTAAGTAGAGTTTTACAAAGACAGATGTCTGGGAGAATTTCAAGTGGATAATAAAGAACTAAAACAGATAAACAAAACATTGGAATCAATTAAAAATTTTATTATAGCAAACGCACAATTAAGCAAACAAATTTTACTAGAGTTAAAAAGGAGGGAAGATGGCAGCAACAATAGGAGGTAAAAGCCTTGGAAATGTATCAAGCGAGGTGTCTACAAAATCAAGTGGATTGTTTAATATGCCTATGCCTTTTTCTGATAGTGACGAGGCTCTTTTAATGGATTTAATGGGAACTAGTAGAACAATAACTATATCCGGAGTTTTTAATGGGACAGTAAGTGAATTAAGAACATTTGTGACAGATATAGAAGGTTTACAAACAGGAGAACAAACAAATTTAGTTTTTGTTAGTAGTTGGACAAATGTTAATAAAGACGTATTAATTCAAGACTTTACCCATGATAAAGCAGAGGGAAACGAAAGCTCAGTGAATTATAATTTAACTTTAATAGAGGGCATAGCTTTAGAATGAGACTAACTAAAGTTATAATCGATTCGGTGACAATCAAGGATACAGATAGTTCTGATCCTAAAAAATTACTCAGTTGGGAATATGAAAAAGATGATGAAGCAATTAGTGAAGCAGAGTTGATTCTTCCAAAAAACGTAAATGATTTAGTAGATTTAAAAAATGGA